AAAAGAATTGGAGAATATTGAGAATTTCCCTTTTTAGGTGAAATTATAAACGTCAAGCTGAAAAATGATATACAGTGTGGCGTGGGCAGAAAAAATTACATATAACGGTAGGGCTTTGCGATGTTGCCCTTCCGCTGCTGATTGAAAAACAAATGATAATGATATGTACTTCTGCTGATAGATATTCGGGGCAATATTCGCAAAGCCCCTTGTTGGCAGTTCGTACCGGGTAGTTTTAGAAACTCACTTTTAAAATATAAACGATGCAACGATTTTTTATAAAAAAGATAAACAAACTTTTATTGATAGCTGCCTTATTATTGGCTGCTGTTATCACTTTAATAATTTTAACAAAATGACTAAACATCAATTTTTATCAATCTGCTCATGGCAGCGAAACACATTCGGACAAGCTACTCCATTTTCAAAAATTGCACATCTGGAGCAAGAAGTAGAGGAATTATACGAAGCACTACACATGAATGAGCCAAACGAAAGTTCACAAAAAATAAAATTTGAATTTGCCGATTGCTTCATTCTATTATTTGGTGCTGCCGATTCTTATGGTATGTCATACGAAGATATTTGTCAGGCAATAGATGATAAAATGAATATTAACTACAAAAGGAATTGGGGAAAGCCTGATGAAAATGGAGTAGTAAACCACATTAAGTAATGACTGGTAGGTATGACTGCCAACGGGTTCGTATTGCTGCTGTTGGGATATTCAGGGCTATGTCGTTCAGCCTATATTCCGCAGTTCAATAGCGAACAAAAAGAACAGGATTTATTCGTCCAGCCCCAATAGAAGCAATACGGGTGTTATCGGTTCGGGCGGTGAACTTTAAAGAAACTAAAATTTAAAAATATGAGTGATAAAAAACTAACAGAAAACATATTTAAACAGCCTGCTGTCATGGCTGGGGAACTTCATTACAAAATTCTTTTGGAAGATGCTATTAATATTTTAATGGAGTTCCCGGAAGAAGATTGGTATGTCCAAGCACATTATCAACAAGGCTTTAATGGTGAGCATTGGGATAATACTTGTGAAACGTCTAACCATTGGCAAAAATGCAAAAAGGTTGTTGAAATGTGGGTTAAATCGTTCACACAATCGTACTGATAGCCTGACCGATAACGTTGTGTATTGCCGCACCTAACTTCTAAACAATAATTTAATAATGAGCCACAAATTTAGATTACAGGATATAGAAATAACAGGGTATTATTTCCCTGGTTACGAAGGTTTGTACTGGCACAGTGGTAAATTTTGGTTTAACGAAAAAGAAGTAAAACAGGTATTTAATAATGGAAGTTTATCAATATTACTTTATGGATCAATAAAGAAAAGTATAAAGCAATTGCGTAAATTAGCACAACCTTGCAAAATAAAATTAATAAAATACAAATGCCCCTTTTAACCCCCTGGACATCCACCTACCGCACCGCTCACCACGAATGGCAGCGCTTTAAAGCGCCGGGGTTCTTCGAAGCTAGCGGAGGGGAGAGCCAGAAGATAGCGTTTCCGAAGGTAACAAGTACAAATGGATTACGCCGGGCAATAATAAACTTTATGTTGTGGAAAGGGCACCACCTGGAAGCTACCAACACAATGGGCAGGCCAATTGATAAAAGAATAACGGTTACTGATGTGTTGGGCCGCAAGCGAATGATTGGAAGTATTGAATGGCAGAAAGGATCGGGCAGAGTTGGTAGTAGTGATGCCAAAGGGCATTTGAATATTAAAGGCAGGGATTATGCTATCCCGTTGTATGTTGAGATTAAGTACGATAAAGATACGCAGAGCAAAGAGCAACAGGCGTATGAGAAAGATATTAACAGCACTGGCGGTATTTATGTTATCGCTAAAACAATTGAAGGATTTTTTGAATGGTATTTTGAGTTCACTAAGCAATTAAAATAAAACCTATAAACCAAACAAATATGGAGTACAAAGAGTTTTTAGAAAGTAAGAAGCACTCAATAGGAAATTTTGGATTTAAAGCAAATTATATACCGGATATTGCTTTTGATTTCCAGAGATTTATTATTGAGAAAGCTGTTTACAAAGGCAGGATTGCTGTTTTTGCTGATACCGGATTAGGGAAAACATTAATCCTTTTGTCTATTGCAAAAAATATTATACAGCACACCAATAAAAAAGTACTGATACTTACCCCTTTGGCAGTTGCTTTTCAATTTATTTTAGAGGCTGAGAAATTAGGAATAGATGATATCGAATACTCAAAGGATGGCACCCACACAAAGAAAATAGTTATCTGTAATTATGAACGCCTGCATTATTTCAATGAGAACGATTTTGAAGGGATCCTTTTAGATGAAAGTAGTATATTAAAAAACTTTGATGGTAAAATTAAAAATGCTGTTACATCTTTTGTTAAGAAAATACCTTACCGTTTTTTATCAACCGCAACGCCTTCGCCAAATGATTTTATTGAACTTGGTACCAGCAGCGAAGCATTAGGTTACATGGGTTATATGGATATGCTTGGTAAATTCTTTAAGAATAATCAAAATAGTGTTGATAGCACAAATAGAAATATTGGCGAAAAGTTTTATTTAAAACCACATGCTGAAAAAGATTTTTTTGCATGGGTAAACCAATGGAGTATAATGTGTAAAATGCCATCAGATTTAGGATTTAGCAATGAAAGATATATTTTACCGGAACTGATTATTAATAAGCATGTGGTAAAAAATCAATCGTTAGTTAATGTTAATGGGCAATATGGGTTGTTTACTCCTATTGCTAAGTCAATGACTGAAGTACGGCACGAACAAAAGCAAACAGAGGAAAAACGTTGTATTGAAGCTGTACAACTTGCTGAAGATAAAACCTCTGTGTATTGGTGTAATACAAATAATGAAAGCAGTATTTTAAAATCATTAGACCGGGAAGCCGTGGAAATAATCGGTAGCCAGTCTATAGAAAAAAAAGAGGAAATACTGATTAACTTTTCGCTTGGTAAAATACAGCGAATTATTACTAAAGCAAAGATGACCTCAATGGGTTTAAACTGGCAGCACTGTAATCATTCTGTATTTTTCCCTACATGGAGTTATGAGCAATATTACCAGGCTTTGCGCCGATTCTGGCGTTTTGGGCAAACGAATAATGTAACTATTGATTTGGTTGTAAGTGATGGACAGCAAAGGGTATTGGATGCCATAGAACAAAAAACAAAAAAAGCAATACAGTTACATGAAAGTTTAACCCGTAATGTAAACAGCGTTTTTACTGATAATAAAAAACATTTTAATCAACAAATAATAAAACCAACATGGTAAAAAATCAAATTGTAACTGACAGGTACGCAATATACAACAGCGATTGTATGTTAGTACTACCAACACTGGACAAAGAAAGCATTGATCTTAGTGTTTATTCACCACCATTTGCAGGGCTGTATAATTATTCCAGCAGCGAAAATGATTTTAGCAACTGTGAAAGCAAAGAACAATTTTTGCAGCAATACGAATTTTTAGTTAAGGAAATTTCAAGGGTAACAAAGCCGGGCCGTATTACGGCAGTACATTGTACAGATGTATTTGATAACACTTGCAGGCTTTGGGATTTCCCGCATGAGATAATTGAGATACATCAAAAATACGGGTTTGAATATCGTAACCGTATTACTATTTGGAAGGAGCCTTTAAAAGTTCGTATGCGTACAATGGTGCAAAGTTTGATGCACAAATTTATTGTAGAAGATAGCACAAAATGTTTTACTGCTATGCCTGACTATGTTTTAATATTCACTAAGAAAGGGGAAAATTTAGTACCGGTAACGCATCCATGCGGTATAAACCATTATGCAGGGGAAACACCAATACTGCCAAATATTTTACGTGCTTGGAATAATGCCAATGAAAGTAATTTAAATGAAGTTGAATTATGGGATCATCTTAACAAGGTTAATGATACTGATAAAATAACAAAATTAAATCACTACATCTGGCAGCGTTATGCCTCCAGCGTTTGGGATGATATCCGTATTGATAATGTACTGCCATTTAAAGACAGTAAAGAAGAGGACGACGAAAAGCATGTACACCCATTACAGTTAGATGTTATTGATCGGTTGATTGAATTATACAGCAATCCTAACGAGGTTGTATTAACGCCGTTTATGGGTGTTGGCAGCGAAGTATTTAGCCCGGTATCAATGGGCCGTAAAGCAATTGGTATAGAATTAAAGGACAGTTATTTTAAACAGGCTATGCTTAATTTAAAAGAAGCTGATAAGAGATTTAAAGAAACTTTAGTAAACCAGCCAACTTTATTCGCATGAACCGCCAAACCAAACTCCTTACAGCCCTCACCACGGCGGCGAAGAAATCCAAACAACCCGCTAAGATCAAAGCGAAGATTAAGGGGATTAAAAAACGGCGGGTGCATTTTGATTGGTTGAGCCAATGATGTATATTTGTGTGTCGGACGTAGAACCCCGGCGATTGAAGATATTTAACGCCTGTAAGGTGGTTTGGAGGGAAAGCGGCAACGCTAACCCGGTTCTACCCAAGCCCCTTACAGGCTTTTACACTTTATGAGTGATTTAAGTGGGTATAAATTAACTAATACATGGTTTGAATTTTGTCAGTCAGGCACCCAAATAACCAGGCCGGTTCATACAGCGTTGTATTTATACTGCATACACCTTTGCAATAAATTAAAGTGGCGGCAAATTTTCGGGCTTCCAACTGAAGATACGATGGCATCTTTAGGCATCTCTTCTTATAAAACTTACATTAATACTTTAACGGATTTAGTTGATTTTGGCTTTATTTTATGGGTTGAAAAGTCAACAAATCAATACACTTCCAATAAAATTGCTTTGGTAAAAAACGCCAAAGCAAGTCCAAAGCACATACCAAAGCAAGTCCAAAGCAATGTTGGCATAGTTAAACGTATTAAACATACTAAAACGTTAGTAAACGATTTACTAAAGACGGGTGTAGTTGAGATTTTTAGGAAAGTTCGTAGTGATACACCTTTGGAAATTTTGGAAATGGAAGCTGGATTATTTTGCGCCAAATACCCGAATAAGGATTTGAAAAAAGATATTAACCTTATCAACGCATGGGCGAAAAGAATAAATTATATAAAACCGGTCAATCAAATTGATGAATTTAATAAAATCGCAGAACAAAACAAACTGAAATATGGAACTGAATAACTATAACAGCAAATCCGTTCAAAGGAAGCACAAAGGCAATATTGATATTTCCACAACGCTTTACGGCAAAATACCACCGCAGGCCCGTGAACTTGAAACGGCTGTATTAGGTGCCATACTTATTGAAAAACGGGCTTATGATATTGTTGCCGAGATATTAAAGCCAGAATCTTTTTATGTTGATGCTCATCAAAGAATATTCCGGGCTATGCAGTTTTTGGATAACAATCAGCAGCCAATCGATTACCTAACGCTTATTGAAGCGCTTAAGGTATCGGAAGATTTAGATGCTGTTGGTGGCCCGTACTTTATAACAAAGCTTACCAACGATATTGTTTCGGCGGCTAATACTGAAATTCATGCCCGTATTGTTTTAGAGAAGTATATTATGCGTGAAATGATAAGGCTATCTGGTGAAACGATTACAGCAGCGTATGAAGATAGTACCGACTTCCACGATCTTATGGAGCAGCACGAAAAAACATTATCACTTATAACAACAGGAAATATTAAAAGTAATTTTACAAACACGACTTTTATAGGTGCTGAAGAAATTAACCGGCTGTATTACTTGCAGGATAACCCAACCAACTTAACAGGTGTTGATACCGGCTATTCAATACTAAACCATTTAACGAGCGGCTGGCAGCCTACCGATTTAATCGTATTGGCAGCAAGACCTTCTGTTGGTAAAACAGCACTGGCGTTAAATTTCCTTCGCAATGCTGCCAGATCTGTTCCTGTTGGTATGTTTAGTTTAGAAATGGGTAAGAACCAGTTAATGCGCCGTTTGCTGTGTGCAGAAAGTCGGGTTTACCTGGATAAGCTGAATAATGGTAAAATGAGCAAAGAGGAATTAAACGCCATTGTGATGGCAAATGACCGGATTAATAAGATGAAAATATTCATTGATGATACCGGCGGAATGGATATTTACGAACTTAGATCAAAGGCCCGGCGTATGGTTTCAAAGCACGGTGTAAAAATTATCGTTGTGGATTACCTGCAGCTAATGAGCGGGGAAGCTAACAAAACCCAAAACAGGGAGCAGGAAATCTCTTCCATCAGCAGGAAGTTAAAAGCTTTGGCCAAAGAATTAAAGGTGCCGTTTATTGTTTTAAGTCAAATGAGCCGGGATATTGAAAAAAGAAAAGGTGAACCAATGTTATCGGATTTAAGAGAATCCGGTGCTATTGAACAGGATGCGGACATGGTTATTTTTGGCTGGCGTGACGATTACCAGTCAACAGATGTTGGCGAAGTTTCAAACGGTGCCTACCTTAAGATTGCCAAACATAGGAACGGGGCTTTAGATAAGCTGGCGTTTAAAACTGATATGCGGGTTCAAACGTGGTTTGACTTAAGCCAGTGGGATATATACGAATTAAATAATAAATATATATAATAGCTATGAAACAGGAGGTATTAAAAAAGCTTCAAATGGTTTCAAGATTAAGGCATAAACCGGTGCCTGTGGTTAAACATGTGGTAAAGCCAAAGAAAATTAAACCAGGGCCCAAACCAAAGCCAGTGATTGAAAAACCTAAACCTTTAACCTTTGAGGAAAAACAAGCGAAGGCAAAAGCAATGGTTAAATTGTATAATTTGGAAGCTTAATTTTAAGCCGCCACTTTAGGACAGCTCAAGTTTGAGCCCTCCATCCAACTTTCTTTTTGCCGTTACAGTTTATTCTTTTAAATTTGGGTATGGGATTAGGTAGACCAAGAATTTACGATTCAGTTGAAGAGCTGGAAAAAATGTGTGATAGCTATTTCATGCAAGAGGTGATGATTGAGGTTGCAAACAAATTCGGGCCAAGTGATTTTATTGGCAGTGGTAAATTTGAACCAATTGCCAAACCAACCGTTACAGGATTAGCTTTGCATTTAGGATTTGCTGATAAAACTACACTTTACGAGTACAGAGATAGGCCAGATTTTTCCTACCCGATTAAAAGAGCATTAACCAGGATTGAACAATACCACGAACAGGCATTGGATAGTAACAGCGTTGCAGGCCGCATATTTGCCCTCAAAAACATGGGCTGGCGTGATAAAGTAGAAACCGGCTTTACAGACAATGAAGGCAAAGACAGAGAGATTACCGGCATGGTGATAACATAAAGTTTCAGACGTGTGAATGATAAAAGGCGGTTAAAATAAACGGTTAATGTACGTTTATAAAATAATAGAAATGAGATATTATTTGCCGCCTTTTTAAATTAAATTTGCACAATAACAATCCGTATCCTATCTTAGCATAACAACCGTTCGGGAGCGGTTAAAAATCTTAAGCGCTGATCTTCTCCCGAGGTGAGGCGCTTTTTAATTTTATGATATGGCAAAATATAAGTACCGATACTGTTCAGCAAAAACAGGTTATTTCGTAAGTAAGAAATATGCTGACAAGCATCCTAAAACAACGGTAAAGGAAAAATTAGTGCCAACGTATAATAGCAAAGATTTAATTTCAGGATGGGTAAGAGTATCTAAAATAATGCTACAAAATATAAGATAATGATCTACTACTTCTCACCATACAGTACAACCAAAAACTTAGGTGAAGCCTACAACCAGCACATGCAGCTTATCGGCGACGATGATACCGCTGTACTAACAGACGGCGACACTGCATGGCTTACACCTGACTACGGTATGGTGATAGCGGAGTATGTTAAGCAATACCCTGATGTGGTGTTAACGTGCTGGACAAATAGGATTAATGAGAGGGCAGAGCAGCAGTATAAAGCTGCTGTAAGAATAACCGATAAAGATAACCCGTTAAATGCAACAGGATGCCCGTTAAGAGAGTGTACAGATATATTAATTCATTTACACGCTGCTAAAGATATTCAAGCGCAACCCTTGTCAGTAACCCCCTTGCACGGTTTCGTTTCCGGCTTCTGTTTAGTGGTGCCTAAAAAAGTATGGAATCAACACAAGTTTGCAGAAAAACAGGTGTATGAAGATCGTGGGCCGCATAATTTACTTGGTGTTGATAACGATTGGACAAACCGAATACGGGCAGCAGGTGTGCCAGTACTGCGTATGAATAACGTTTACATGTGGCATACCTACAGATTATTAACCGGTGATGCTGATAAAAGTCATTTATTATGAAAGTTTACGTTTTAACAGGGTTTAATGCTTATGAAAATACAGATGTTTTAGGTGTATTTTCAGAGATGGGTTTAGTAGAATCTTACCGTGATAATTTTAAACAAGATTACTCAAAAGCATATTATGAATATTATTTTATTGAAGAATTTGAAATAGATAACCCATGACCCTCACCAACGCTGACATACTAAACACCATTTACACCAAACGGCCTGTTTCAATAACCAGGGCAGGCGATGGTGAACTGATTGTACTAAAGTCAGGTGATAGCCTGCAGGCATACAGGCAGTGTATTGAATCAGTAATGATACGGCAGATGGGTTATGAGCCTACAATGGGTGAAGTGGATGCGATACGGGAAAACCTTAAGCTGGCGTATAAAGGCGCTGATATTATTGGCGTTCCAATGCATAAGAATCTTGACACCTTAGGTAAGCATTGGACAGCAGTGCAGGCAGTTGTTGAACCATTAGCCACAACAGGCAAACGAACCAGTACAGATGTATTTTACGAACTATTGTACTCAGGCGAGCTGATTGAATGGCTTAGATCGCAACATACCATCAACTATATTGGATGCCGTGATATAGACGATGGATTGCGTCGTTTGGGTGTACGAACTGTTAACAGTTGCCTTATTGCGCCGGAAGCGAAGTTTACGAGTGGGTATGATGGCCCGAAACATTACCCCGACCAGTTTAACAAAATGGAATGGTGGATGAATGCGGCACCATGTGAAGGTAATGCCTGTTTAGTTGGTGCCGGCGTTATCGGTAAGATTTATTGCAACTGGTTCCGTGACCGTGGAGGTGTTGCAATAGATATTGGCGCAGTAATGGATTTATTGGCCGGCTTTAGTACCCGTGGCCCGGAACGTGGGTTGGATGTTGTAAATGAAAGGTATAAAATTTAATACAATAATACACATGGACGAATTGGTTGCAAATTGGGAAAGTCTGAAAGTTGGTAGAAATACTGGCAAAGCTACACGGCACGCAACTATTGCTGGAGGAGTAGCGTATTGCAGAGTTCAAACCCTGCTGTGTATTATTTTAAATTGTAAATGAGCGTACCTGTATTATGGTTGTATTATTTTGGTAATACAGGCAGTTTGCCGGTTGGCTGATAAACAAAACCATAGGTCTTAAAAACCTATTAACCGGCATCTTTTAAAATATTATGAACATCTACAGTAAAATAGACCCAACACAATTACTCCACGTTATCAACCGCAAAATTGATATTCAGCCAGGCCGTGCTGATTTAATAAACCCTGACCAGTTTATTCAGGTAGCATCATTGCGTATGCAGAAGGGTAAAACATTTGAACCACACCGGCACCGGGAGCAATACCGTGTTTCTGAAACATCGTACATACCGCAAGAAATGTGGGTGGTAATATCAGGGTTGGTACAGGTTACGTTGTATGATATTGATGACACCGTGTTGCACACTGATATTTTAGAACCTGGGGATATATCGGTAACGTTGGCTGCAGGACATAACTATTTATTTTTGGCTGATGATAGCAGGGTTATTGAAGTAAAAACAGGGCCGTATTTAGGACATGACAGAGATAAAATAATGATATGTACATCGTAACTACCAGCAATCGATACCACCACCTGTTACCGGTGTTTTTGTATTTATATAAAAAATACTGGAACGAACCGTTTACCCTACTTAGTTACGATAAACCGGAATGTGAACTACCAGACAACTGCACATGGCATAGCATGGGTGTACAAGGGTCGATTAATGAATGGAGTACTGATATTCATAAGTTTGTAGAGCAGCAGGATGCAGATTGGTTTGTGTGGCTTATGGAAGATACCATACTGAAAGAAAAGGTTGATGATACTATGGCATGGGCTTTAACTGGTATTGCAAATGTAGGTAGGGTAAATCTTACCAATGACGTAAGCAAGCGTGAACATACCAACGATGATATGGGTGTGTTGTATGCTTCGCCAACGAGCCGTTACCGGCTAAGTACACAGCCTTCGATATGGAATAAGAAATATTTATTACAGTACTTAACGCCGGGCCTTAGTCCCTGGGATTTTGAAACGCAAGACCCAATGAACGACGGCTGGCAGATATTGGGTTTGGTTGATTATCCGGTAAAACACAATGAAGGTATTAATAAACGGGATATTTACAAACTTAATCTTGATGGCGTTGTGCAGGAAGATATTGATTACATTAAAACTATTGCGACATGGTTAAAGTAAATATGATGTGCGGTAAAAGAAACTTTGGACCGGATTGGGTGCATGTGGATAAGGTAAAAGTTGACCATATAACAACTACAGACACGGGGCTAGAGGGCCAGTTTGAGAACTCTGTTGATTTAATTTATTGCAGTCATGGTATTGCTTATATTGAACCGCATTCAGTTATACATCTTTTTAAATGCTGGTTGCGTCGGTTGAGACCTGGCGGTGTGCTGCAAATTGCAACACCTGATTGGGCAGTACTTCGCACACTTGAACAGCCATTGTTAGGCCCACTTTACGGGTTGATGTACCCTGTCGGAAGTAGTAACCAGATAAGCCACAAAACAATATACACCTTCGAATCATTGCATAAATTATTATCTGAGGCAGGGTTTATAAACATCCACAGGTATGACCACACAAAAACATGCCACCCGAACACCGGAAACCGTGAGGATAAGTACGACGACCATAGCGCAGCGTATTACGACGGCAAACTAATTTCCTTAAACGTTCAAGCAATCAAACCATGAGCACCACTAACTGGATGGTAAAGGGTGATACCCTTAGGGATTATTTAGAAGCCTGCAAAACAGCAGATATTAAAAACTTCAAACGTGACCCACGGCTGACAAAGATATTTGAACATGCCAGTATAGAACAAGGTGCAGCGTATTTAAGTTTGATATTAAAACAAACGCCGGAACTGTTTAAGCATACTTTTACAAATGACCTGTACGGTAATCCTTACCTGTACGAATACATTTTAGAGCATGGTTATTTCAGCCCATCAACATTGCAGTATATCGGCGTGCTGAGTAACCTGGTGACTAAGTTTGGATCATTGGGCGGGATGCGGATTGTTGAAGTAGGTGGAGGTTATGGAGGGCAGTGCAGGACGGTGCTGGATGTATTTAAGCCAGCGTGTTACCACATCATTGATTTGCCAGAGGTGTGTGAGTTGCAAATGAAATACCTAAAAGAAACTATTGCGTTATCAACAAGCCTGATAGCAGATATTAATTATGATTTAGTGATAAGCAACTACGCTTTGTCTGAGATACCTGATAACTCAGGATATATTGACAGGGTATTGCGTAAATCTACCCACGGTTACATAACCTGTAATACCGATATGGTAAAACTGGATTGGCCGCATGATAAGCAGCCGGATATTATTACAGAACGTGAAACAAATTATATATTGACATGGTAAAGAAAATGTTTGAAATAACTACTGGCTGCGTAGATAATGACGGGGACATTATATTGCCAACTGCCATTAAGATGCCAGAAAAAGGGCTTAAAATATTAGACCATTTTGATTATAGTAAACCGGTTGGTATTGTTACCGAATTAAAGAGAGTAGGGAATAGTTGTGTTGCTACTGGAATGTTTAACGAAGACCCTACAGGGCTTTATCCTGCAATTGGGTTTGATGTAATAAAAAGCCATAAAAATGCACACGGCGGTATTACATTTGATGAAATAAGATTATGGAGTGTTGGTATTACGCCATCTCCTAACGCAGACCCAAAAATAAAACCAATACAATGACAATCGCAACCTCAATAACAGAATCGTATCTGGAACGCAGCAAACCGTTATTTACCTCATGTAACGAACATTGGGCAGGTAAACGCATCTGCTTTACTATAGGGTTTAAAACCGAAATAGAAGGTTGGCAGTGTATCGAAACTGCATTACCTGAGTGTGAATGGCAACCTGAAAACCGTAAAGACTTTGCAACCCTGCAACACGGTGAGTTTGTAAAATACATACCAGATACCGATCCTGACGAGATGATATTGTTTATTGACAGCGATATGGTGTTGCAACGTAAGTGGGATATTATCGTTAATAGTTCCCGTGCTGTTACGGTTACTGCATCCAGCTGGCCACAGACCCGGCTATGGGATGTAATTTGTAATTTAGGGGTAACACATAAGAAACGCCGGCAGTTGGTAAAAGAATATTTGATACACGAAAAGGTTGTAGAGTTTTGCAGCGGATTTATTATTGCATCATTTGATCAATGGGAAAATATTTATCGTGGATGCAAGGAATTATACCCTTTTTTAAATAACTTTAAGCATCATGCAGCCTGGCAATTATTGATTAACTTAGTAGTACTTAATAGTTGCCCGTCGGTACGCTTAGCACCAGAACATATTGTTAATGCAACCTGGTACACCGGTACAAGGGCCAAAGGTGATCCGTTATCGGTAACAATGATGGGAACTAAGACTGTAGGGCTTGAGGTTGAAGATGTGGTTAGTGATGAAGTAGTTTATTTTAATCATACTAAATTTAATTGAGATGGATAACGCATCGCATGCTACAAAAAGAATGTGGGAAGAGATGGGCAAGCCTAAAGAAGAAAGGTTTATCGTTAAAGATGGTAGTAATAGCGGCCATTGTTGTTTTGAGTATAGCGTTATTGACACTTATAGAAAACCATTTAAGTATGATGATGGCGGTATATCTGAGCCTTATGCTGTATGTGAGTGCTTTTATAAACAAGAGGCAGAGGAAATTTGCAGGGCATTAAATTCTATAGAAACAAAAATTGAAATTAATGGACATCATCAAACAGGTAGACTCGGTTCAACAATTTGAGAACTGTATTGCTGATTTTTTCGGGGCGCCTTTTAGCGTGGCTGTCGATTCATGTACGCATGGCTTGGAGTTGTGTTTGCGTAAAGAAGGTGCAGGGTTTATGTATTGCCCAAAACATACGTATTTATCAGTGCCTATGTTGGCCAATAAACTTAAAATACCATTGCAATTTAAAAATCACGATTGGATTAATTACTACCCTGTATGGCATAATATTTATGATGCTGCCGTTTACTGGAAACGTAACGGGTATGTACCAAATACTTTCATGTGCCTTTCCTTCCAATACCAAAAGCATTTATCATTAGGGCGTGGAGGTATGATACTTTGCCCTGACTTGCAATCAGCACTGGCATTAAAAAAAATGAGTTACGATGGCAGATTGCCAGGGATACCGTGGAGGGAGCAGGATGTTGACACAATGGGTTACCATTATTACATGACACCGGAAACGGCTCAACTCGGGTTGGATAAACTTGATGCTGCTATTGCAACACCGCCGAGAATATGGACTGTTGAAGATTGGCCGGATTTAACACAGATGAAAATATTTAAGAAATGAGTAAACAAAAATCAGCAGTAGTTTTTGGCGCAGCCGGACAAGATGGATCTTACCTTATTGAACATTTACTAAGCTTGGGCTATAAAGTTTTTGGTATGATACGGCGCAACAGTACTCCTGAACACCAAGAAAACAGGATAGCGCATTTGGCTGATAAAATTACAACTGTTTATGGAGATGTAAACGATTTTGGTAGCGTATTTGATTTATTGACACTTGCTAAACCAGATGAAATATATTCGCTTGCTGCACAATCTCATGTTCGTATATCTTTTGATGTTCAACAATTCACAACTAATACAAACGCTTTAGGGGTGCTTAATATTTTAGAGTGCATGAAACGTGTTTGCCCTGATGCTAAATTACTGCAGGCTTCAAGTTCTGAAATGTTTGGGAGTAGTGTTGACGAAGATTTATATCAAAGAGAAACAACACCTATGCACCCTGTTAGCCCATACGGGTGCAGTAAACTTTACGCTTATCACATTGCACGTGTTTACCGTAAAAGTTACGGGATGAAAATATTTAATTCTATATGCTTTAACCATGAAAGCCCAAGAAGAGGAAGTAATTTTGTTACTAACAAAGTAGTAAAGGGGTTGGTTCGTGTAAAATTAGGGCTTCAAAATATTGTAGAGCTTGGCAATCTTGATAGCTACCGTGATTGGGGGCATAGCAAGGATTATGTAAAAGCCATGCACTTAATAATGCAGCAGCCTGTTTCAGATGATTTTGTTGTGGCCACCGGGATAACGCATAGTGTTAGAGATATGGTTATGTTTGTTTGTGATAAATTAGATTTAGATTTTAATAAAGTTATTGCAACAAATGATGTTCACAAAAGGCCTCTTGAATTAGATTATTTAAAAGGTGACGCAACTAAGCTGCGTGAACGTGGCTGGCAACCTGAATACACTTTTGAAAGCATGATGTTAGAAATGATCGAACACTGGCTAAGTCAATACGAAACTATTATTGATGCCAGTAGTAAATGTAGCACTGATAGAATAATTATGCCAAATGTTAACATTCATTACCCAAAACCAAATAAAAGCGGTGAGCCGCTAATAGGATGAAAGTAGTCTACACCGCCATACTCGGTTCAATTTACGATGACTTAAAAGAACCTACTGTTATCAGCGAAGGCTGGAAGTACGTTTGCTTTACCGATCAACCGTTAGCCAGTAATGTTTGGGAGATAAGAAAGATTATTGTACCGGGCAACGACCCCCAACGATACGCCAGGGAGTTAAAGATTACAGCCTTTAAGCAATGGCAGTATTCCATTTGGTTGGATGCCAGCTTTCAAATAAACATGGACTTAAATAAACTGTGGGATAATTATTTTAAATCACCTTTTACTGCACCTCGGCACCCACTACGCCATTGTGTGTACCATGAGATTGATAGTTGTTTAGCAAATAGCCGTGGTGATGCAAGGCAGCTGTTGGAACAGAAAGAAGCGTATAAACAGGCTGGCATACCACACCACGGGAATAATATTATAACTTCTGGTTTGTTAATGAGAGAAAATACCCCGGGCTGTATTGAGCTGTGTAATGAATGGTTAGCGGAGTTGCAGCGTTATAGTGTACGTGATCAGGTTGCGTTTGGGCGGGTGAGTATCGGTAAGGAGTTTTGTACCTTTAATTGGGATTACAGCCAATCGAAGGAGCTGAAATATATTAAACATAAACATTTGCAGCATTGAGTTGGAGTAAAGTTGATAACAAACATTGGAAGCCTTTAGGCTGGTGGTATAATAAAATACTTTGTGAGCTTGCATGGCATTTTATTGATCACAGTGCAACGTATTATAAATACCTGAACCGCTTATGTAAATACGGGTATAATCTTTACGGGCAAAAAATAACAACTAATTTATGATAACCACCCACACACAACTGCTTAACGCTTTAATTGAAAAGTATAATTTAAAAAGCTACCTTGAGCTGGGCGTGCAGACACCGGAGCAGAATTTTGATAAGATAAATGTACGACACAAGGTAGGGGTTGACCCGGAAGTTACTGCACCAAGAGTATTTACAGGCACAAGTGATAATTTTTTTAGCTGGAATACTGAGAATTACGACCTAATTTTCATCGACGGACTTCACCACGCCGATCAGGTTAAACGAGATTTTGAAAACTCTTTGCGCTGCCTAACAGATAACGGATTTATCGTTATACATGATGTATTACCCGAAAACGAAGCAGGTACTTTGGTGCCACGGATTCAACGCCAATGGTGGGGTGATGTTTACAAGTGGGCGATGAATATTGGGACATACGAAGGGATAGACTTCAAGACTTTCAATATTGATAATGGGTGTATGTTGGTTTGGAAAAAACAGGGTGCTGTAGCTACGTTTCATGACGTGGTTGATGTTTACTGGGATTACTATAGTTATGAAAAGCATATACGAATGAACGTCACCAACACTGTAGAAATATAATGCCACAGAATAAAGGCATACAGATAAAATTCAATACCTCCAGCTATAAACAAAAAGAAGCCGCAAAAGCATGGATTGACCCAACAGTTACAGATATTGTTTATGGTGGGGCAAAAGGCGGTGGTAAATCTTACTTAGGGGCTGCTTTGATATTTGGTAATGCCTTACTTTACCCTGGCACCCGTTACTTTATAGCCCGTAAACAACTAAACGACCTCCGCAAACATACCATCCCAACAATAGATAAAGTTTTTGAAGATTGGGGCATTGACCAAAAGAAATATTTAAAATTTAACGGGCAGGATAACACATACCACTTAAATAATGGCAGCACTGTATTATTGATTGAGGCAAAGTACTGGCCACGTGACCCGATGTATGAGCGGTTCGGTTCAATGACTATGACACAGGGGTGGATTGAGGAGGCGGGAGAATTTGAGCATAGCGCAATGACCAACTTATCAATAAGCATTGGCAGGTGGCAGAATGATAAATACAACCTTACCGGTAAACTGCTGCAAACCTGCAATCCGAAAAAAAATTACCTGTACAAAGAATATTATTTACCGTGGCGGGCTGGTACACTTTCACCTGAAAAGAAATTTATTCAGGCTTTTGCACATGAGAATACAAAAAATGAAGCTGGCTACATACACAGGCTACAGGCTAAATTAAAGGGTGTTGACCGGGAAAGGTTGTTAGACGGAATTTGGGAATATGCGGAGGATTCCGATGCGTTGATTGTGTACGATAAAATTATTGATTGCTTTACAAATGACCTTATCCCCGGTGGTGATAAAAGAATTACCAGTGATATTGCCCGGCTTGGCGGCGATCGTATTGTTCGTATTGATTGGGATGGGTGGCGTGGTAAAGTAACTGAGCAACCAAAAGGAAAGCTAAACGAAACTGCTGCGTATATTGAGGCCGGCCGGCATAAGTTAGGGTGCGGTAAAAGTGATGTGTTGATTGATAGTGACGGTATGGGTGTTGGCATAAATGATTTTGTTGGGTACCAGGTTTTTCAAAACGGATCTTCACCATTACCCGACCCGTTACAGCCAAAAGATATACGTGGGAAAGAAGTAAAAGAGGAATATGAGAACCTAAAAAGCCAGTGCTATTTTCGATTAGCTGAAATAATTAACAAAAACGGTTTATATTTGGAATGTGAAAGCGAAGAGCAGCAACAACTTATTATTGAAGAGTTGCAGCAGGTGCGTATAAAAAAGTTAGATAGCGACGGCAAAAAAGGCATTTTACCCAAAGACAAAGTAAAAGAAGCATTAGGCCGCTCACCTGACTTTGCAGATACAATAATGATGAGAGTATTTTTTGAACTGAAGCCCGCTTTAAAATTCAATGATGCAGAATACTAAAATACGATACTATGCAATTACCTGATTTGTTCGGAACAAGAAAATTGGCTGAGAGGGTTAATAATCTTACTGCTGTAATTGCAGACCAGCAAAAAGCTGCATCATTTAACCAAGTTGCGGCATCGTTTACCAACTTTAATACACAGATATTTCCGCACTACAATATTTTAAAAGAGGAATTTATATATCAGATAATGGATGATATATATTCTGTTGTTAGCAGGCTGGCAACAATAGCTGCAGGAATACCATTTACGGCATGTAAAGAAGATGGCAGCGAATTGCCGGCAAAGGATAAGCTAAATGTATTTTTAAAAACATTAACCTTTGAACAGCTTGAGCAATTTTATACATCATTGCTTTTATCGGGGGAAGTGTTTGCGTATAAAGAAAAAATTGATTTTGGCGTAAACGCCGGTGTACAAAGAGTTGAATATTTATTACCGGCAAATATGGTGGTAATAATTTCAGATACATTCCCCACAAGAATAGTAGGTTACAGGTATTATGATAGCTTTAATGGTTACACAAAAGATTTCGGGCTGGATGAAATAATGTTTGTGAGAAAGTTTAACCCTACCCGTGATATTCAATTGCGGTATCGTGGGATGAGTGCTGTAACGGCTTTAAAAAACAGGTTAGTGCGGGTGCAATCTGAACTGGATGTTAGTATAGCGCAAATGCAGAATGGCGGTTTGCCGGGTGTGATGTATGAAAAGCAACCAATGGAAGTTGGCGCAATGGGTAAAAGGCAGGATAACTTTGCTAAGTTTTTAAACAATAGTTCCAATAAAGGAGCGCCGTATATGCTGAACGGTGACATTGGATATTTTGCAATAGGCTCTGCCCTTGCTGATATGCAGTTAGCTGACTTAGCAGATATTGATTTCAAGAAAATATGTAACGCTTTTTCTGTATCATCTGTTTTATTTAATGATACATCTGCATCCACTGAAAGCAATGTAAAAGAGATGCGGAAAGATATGATGACCAACGCTGTTTTACCGGAAGTACGGAGGCTGGAAGATGGGTTAAATACTCAGGTAGTACCAGATATACAAACCACTGGTAAAATATGCAAAGATATTTCTGGTATATCTGAATTAAAAGAAGATCAAAAGAAAATTGCAGATGCTTATGCAGCTATGCCGGTATTCAGGCCAAACGACGTTATTGAGGCAATGGGTGGCGAAAAATCAGATGACGAACTTATGGATAAATACTATATTAAAACCGGGTATGTTGCGATTGAAGACATGGAAGCGCCTGATGTACTGCCTGATACTGCAGATGATTACTCACCGAACGCTACGCCGGTAACACCAGTGGCACCAGTTAAACAGCCTGCTGCAAAATGAAAAGTAATATTGAAATAGCAGACGAAGCAATGCGCATGATTGACAGGGTTATTAAGAATGAATTACCAACGGTAACATGTCCTGAAAAAATGCAGCATGTATTATGGAAACGTGGTGAAGTGAAGCAGATTATTTTAAGTAAGTTACAAGATCCTGCTGTTAATATGATTGGGCCGACGCTTACAAAGCAAACCAATGACTACTGACCAACAAGACGAAATATGGCACAAGTTCAACCGCTTTGTAAAACGGTATGAAGCCATGTACACCAAACAATTTAATGACGCACTTAAAGAACAGATACAACAGTATATTGATACCGGCACAGTGATGTCAATAACGAGTACACCTGTTTACGAAGTCTTAGTATCATTATACAAAGCCAGTGCAGTTGTATGGGCGCATCAATCGCAGTTGCAGACACAACTCATGAAAGCCCGGCAACCAATGGGATTTAGTGAACGCATTGTTGAACTGATGCGTAAACATTTTGGTATTGATTTATTGAACATAGCACAAGGCATAACGGACACAACTAAACGAGTAATACAGGAGGTGCTTAGTAGGGCTGTAGAATTAGGATGGTCGTTTAATGAAATAGTACGTCGGTTACAGTCGCCTGACTTAACACGGATAAGGGCCAGACTTATTGCACGTACTGAAACTGTAAGTGCTGCCAATAGTGCTGCTATAATAAACGCAAAAGAAACTGCTGCTAAAACAGGGTTGAAGCTAAATAAAATATGGATAGCTGCAAGGGATAACCGTACACGGCATGACCATAGGGAAGTTAATCAAACTGTAATTGCTGTTGATGATTACTTTGTTGTTGGGGGGTATTATATGAGCCAGCCAGGGGATAGGACGCAAGGGGCGCCAGCGTCTGAAATTTGCAATTGTAGGTGCGTTGTTGGGATGATACCGGTGGATTAATAATACTTAAACTCACAAGTGCAGGTTACTTGGTTATTTAAAAAATCTTCATCATCATAGTTAAACGAAATAGTTGGCACTTTTTGTATTGAAATGATAAATTTATTTTCAGCCCGGTAAAACAAGTGCTTAAAATCGTCACCTTCTTTCTCTATAAACTCAAAGTTTCTTTTTATAAATTCAATATCGTTAATACCAACACCTAAAGCACTTATACGTTTTTTAATTTCAGCTTCAATTTTGTTATCTGTACCTTTAATTAATTCCTGGAATTTCTCGTTTAATGAATGAAATCTATTGTAATTTTCTAAATCAGCTATAGGGAGTTTTGTTAGTTTCATTTCGTTCCTTTGAACTTTTCAGTACCAAATTGCACATACATAGGATAACTACCTGTATGCCGTTTCAGAAACTTAGCAAAATTATCTTTTCTTTTATCGGTACCAATAACCTCACTTTTAAGTTCATCCCATTTTTGCGCTTCTGATTTACTGAAAATAAATTGTAGTATCTTTTTCATTCTATTAATTTTTTTCTGAAGTATTCTGCAATAACATGCCCGTAACCGGTACAGTTTAATCGCTCTCTAATTTCTTTTATTTTCTTATCTACGTAAAATTTAGTCGTGCCGTATTTTTCCGCAATTTCATTCGGTTTGTACCCGTTAGCCAGCATTTGAACGATATCTATGTTAGTCATAGGGTCTAAAAATAGTTACTTTTTAGCACCTTGCCAAATTACCGCCTTACTATTTTTTACTTTTACTTTACGATGTTAAAATCAGTTACCAGTGATATAAATGATATTGACGAAAAAGGCAGGATTGTAGTTGCTGCAAATGCTTTTGGTAATATCGACAGCGACCGGGATATTTCAATGCCGGGTTCATTTGACCTGACCATTAAAAATAACTTTGCACGGCTAAAATGGTTCCTAAACCATGACCGCTCGCAATTATTAGGCGTTCCGCTTGAAGCCACACCTACAAAGGACTATTTAAAAGTAGTGGGGCAAATTAATCTTGACAAACAAATTGGCCGTGATACCTATGCAGATTATAAACTATTTGCAGACCACGGTAAGTCACTGGAGCATTCCATTGGCGTTGATGCTATAAAGTACATGGAGGACAGAGAGAATAACGTGCGTAAGGTTACAGAGTGGAAGTGGTGGGAGTATTCAACACTTACCAGCTGGGGAGCCAATGAAAACACACCTTTACTATCTATCAAATCAGCCAGCCCATCGCAGGCGCTGGATCTGTTTGAACTAAGAATGGAGAAAGGTAATTACTCAGACGAAACATTTATCGAAATAGAAAATTCTATTAAACGTTTAAAATCACTGATGACAGCGCAACAGCATAAGTCACAGCCGGTTTCTGCCGACGTACTGGCGGGGGTTTCAGCACAATTTTTAAAAACATTACAAACAACTTAAAAAACTATTCGTATGAAATACGGTATAAGAAAATTTTACGATGCAGACCCAGTAGAAAAACCAGCTGCTTTAACTGCTGACATCTTGATGAAAGAATTAAACACTATTAAAGGTGCTTTGGAGAAAAACCAAAAAGAAACAGCAGAAAAACAGGAAAAAAACTGGCAGGATAAACTGGATGCTGCTAACGAGGCTATCGAAAACCTGAAAAGCCTGAACGAAACAAAGGAAAAAGACAACGCCGATAAATTAAAGGCTATCCAAACTGATTTGGATATTACTTTAAAGGCTTTTGATAAATTGCAGTTACGCCTTAAAGCTGATGCAAATACCAGCTATGGTGCAAAACAGGAAGATACCAGCCTTTCAGGCCAAATCTTCAAAGCGTTTGGTGGATTCCGTGATAAAGTAACAAAAGGTACTATCAGCAAAGGCGAAAACGAAGCTACATTGCAGATGAAAGCCCTTACTGATATGAGTGTTGTAAACAGCATATCTACCGGGGTGGTACCAAATACATACCGCACAGGTATTGTGCCGCTGCCGTTTGAGATGGTGCATTTACGTGACATCGTGAATGTTACCCCTTCTGAAACCGATTCTTACCACTTCTATCGTCATACTGGCGGTGATGGCCAGATTGATTGGCAGGTACAGGAATTGGCTACCAAACAGCAGATTGACGAAGATTTTAACGAAACAACTGTTAACCTGGATTACTTAGCCGGTTGGTTAAGGATAAGCCGTAAGATGCTACGTAACTTTAAAGGGTTGCAGGCATACATCACAAGATGGTTACCTGAAAGGTACTATCAGCAAAGGCGAAAACGAAGCTACATTGCAGATGAAAGCCCTTACTGATATGAGTGTTGTAAACAGCATATCTACCGGGGTGGTACCAAATACATACCGCACAGGTATTG